AGAGCCAAGTCTCTCCGATCCTACGGTGACTTCCTGCTTGGGCTGTCTATGACTGAGTCGTCGACCAATTATCCAAACAGGGTGAGGTGGTCGAATTTGGTCAGCGCCAACAGCATCCCTGATAGCTGGGACATTACTGATCCGACGAAGTCGGCTGGCACGAATGACCTAGTTCAAATGAAAACGCCGATCGTCGATGGGGGAACTCTTGGAACAAACTTCATCATCTATTCGAGTGACCAAGTTTGGAGCATGGAATTTGTTGGCGGCAGCTTGATATTCAACTTCAGAAAACTGTTCACAGATGCAGGATTAATTAATCAGAATTGTTTTTGCGAATTTGAGGGCAAGCATTTTGTGTTCGGGAGTCAGGATATCTATGCTCATGACGGCACGACTCGCCAATCTATATGTGACGAGCGCGTCCGAAGCTTCATCTACCAAGGCTTGAACACACAGAACGCTGACCGCTGTTTTGTCTTACTCGAGGAGGCACTATCGCAAATCTACTTCTGCTATCAGTCAGGCGATTCACACGTTGCGTTTCCAAACGCCAATCGTTGCAATCGCGCAGCAGTATTCAACCTCCGCAACAACACCTGGGCCTTCATGGACTTACCCAACGTCTCAGCGGGAACCACTGCGAATGTGAACAGCGTTACCACTTATGCGACGGCAACCGGCCTGACATATGAATTGGTAGGCTCACGCTACTATGACCAAGAGGATAGCTATGACCGCCACACGATAATGGTCGGTGAGGATGTCACTGCAGACGGCATCACTAGTGATAAAATCTACGGTGTCGACTTGGCAGATGAAGGTAAAATCGGTTTCCAGTTGGATACCGAAGCCACCAAGCCTCCGTTCCTTGAGAGAACAGGCATCGACCTTGATGAGGCTGGTTCAGCTGCTTCTAATTATGTTGTCGTCACACGTTTATATCCACAGGCAGACACGATCAACACCAGCGACACAACCCTGACATTTAACTTTGGTGCATCTGAAATCCCAAGAGACACGCCAACTTATGGTGCAGACACCACCTTCGACATTGCGAGCGATCACAAGATCGATGCAAGAGCAGCTGGTCGTTACCTGTCATACAAAATGACCCTGGGGCCTACGGATTACAAAGACTTTGAGCTTTCTGGGTTTGACATAAATGTCGTTCCTACAGGGAGCCGCTAGTCATGGCTCTTTCTGACAAAACAAATCAACTGGTCACAAAATACGCCCGACGACAGTTTCCCGAGTTTGAAGAGGGACTACGTCGCTACATCCAAGATGAGCTGCAGCGTATTGAGCAATCAATAAATACGGTGACTGATGCTGCCATCCAAGTAGCTGAAGCACCTCCTGCAAACCCAGTCAAAGGCATGGTCCGTTATGCGGTCTCACCATGGGACCCACTCGGCGACGGATCTACTGGCTTGATGGTCTACAACGGCACAGCCTGGGTGGCAGTGTAATCACACAAAAGGAATAATAATATGGCATGGGAAGCAGCAGCAGCCGCACTCGGCAGCAGCCTCATAGGCGGCTACTTCGGCAACAAGGCCGCCAAAATTGACGCTGGCGCACAGGGATACGCTGTAGACCAGCAAATGCGTCCGTATAACTTGAAAGAGCCTTACTACAGCAGCCTTTACTCGAACGCTGAAAAGGCGATGAATGACGCGCTGGCAGCTGGTGCATACACAGGTAATACCTACGCTGGCATGAACCCTATGGCAGCCTCCGGCTACAATTACCTTGCTAATTTTGGCCAAGGCCAAATGGGTAACGCCGCAAATTTCATGAACCAAGGGCAGGGTTTTGGCACAAACTATCAGAACATCTTCAATCGTGCGTCAGGACCGACCCTCGACAATGCCATTGGATATGCAACAAGCTCACCTCAAGCACAGTCTCTGATTGATGCTGCTATGCTGGACAGCAAAAGGCGTCTGGAAGAACAAACACTCCCAGGCATGGCTCTTGGTGCGTCTGGTACGAACAACACAAACTCATCTAGGAATTTCGTAAACCAAGCAATCGCTCAGCGTGGTTTTGATGATCGACGAGCCAAGGTTGCATCTGACGTCTACAGCAATTTGACCAATCAATATTTGCGCTCCAACACACAAGACATCAACAACATGATGCAAGCAAACGCTGGTTTGAAGAACACATACGGCATTGGTTTTGGCATGGGTCCAACGATTGGAAACATGATCACTGGTGCTGGT